AGGAAAACCTGTTCATCGTACGGGAAGAATTCTTCACGTCGTTGAAGACCTCCCCACCGCTGTTTACCGCGGTTATTGGGGTGTCGAACAAGGCAGGTTAGTCACACAGTGCTTTCCTACTGAGCAAGACATTATTGTCCGAACTCAGTCTGAGAGGACTGTACGCTATAGCGCTAATTTTCGCTATTTCCTTCCGGAGGGACCTCGAGACTGGCAGTGGACCGCTAGATTAGTCGGTAAACTGATGGGTCTTGATTTAACTCCGAGCGTGGTTTATCGCGCAATTCCCTGGTCGTGGCTCGTAGACTGGTTTAGCAACGTTGGTGACATGATACAAAACATGGAACCTGGCGTTGCAGACCGAGTTGCAGCTGAGTACTTTTACCTCATACAAGAGGTGAACTTCACTCAGACTGTTGAAGTCACAGGAACGTATTTCCCCAATATCGGAGATGATCCTGCGGCCTTCACGACTCTTGCCATACGCAATGTACATTCGTATCATCGCATTGCTGGCAGCCCTTTTGGGTTTGGTCTAAAGCAGAATGATCTGACTTTGGGCCAATTGTCCATCCTCGGTGCACTCGGTATGAGTCGACTGAGGTAGCATCATTCCGATGCTAATAGCGCCATAGTACTAGCGCTATCTTTAACCTAAGCCTGTATACCAGGTGGAGTCTACTGATATGCTATCTGATCCAATCTCTATTCTTGTTGCTACGGTTGCCACCAATCTGCCCCGAACAGGGCAGGGAGTTGGCACTTCGCAGTTCCAGGATGCTGACGGTGCACATGTTGTGTCCGTTAAGCAAACGAAGTCGGCCGTTGGCCGGTTTCGTCGTGAGATCCGATTCACTCGGAATAAGGTCGCCGCTGACCCGATCTCGGCTGTAAACAAATCTGTTTCAGCTTCGATCTATATGGTTATCGACGAACCCGCCTACGGGTTTTCGGATGCGGATCTCGCAGACATGAAAGCGGGTCTCAACGCCTTTACTGGCGATGCTACCATCTTTCTTAAGCTCCTTGGCGGAGAGTTCTAATCATCCGATTAGTTCTCGATTCGTCGAGTCTAAACTCAATAAAGAGAGAATTATTATGGAAGATTTCAAATCTCAGCTTCGCGGGCTTCTTCTTCATCTCGTATACCATGGTTTAACCCATGTTGCGAGTGAAGTTGCTGCGAAAATAAGTCGTCGTGACGCCGAACTAGATCGTGTTCGGCGTCTACGCAATTAGGTTGTTGCGTCGACTTATTTATGATTGCATGTCGGTACGGTTCTGTCTGCCACACTAAAGTGAGGTGACAGATGAAACGACCGACTGAGCTCCTAAGAGTGCTTTGCGAAGAACTCGCAGAGCATTTGAACATAGCCGCGCAGCGCGACGTAAGAGAGATCTTACGTCGTTTTGAACATGAAGGATTATCATTCTTAACGATAACCCTTCCCTCGTTTTGTGACGGCATTGAGCTGTCTATAGAGCGAGGGTGGTGTGGACGCGATGCCTTTCCCGGTTTCCGGTTTCGGCGTCGTGGGTGTACCCCAGAATTTCTTCAAGGTTTCACCCGCCACCTGTTCGATTTAGATGGAGTTGTACGCTCTGATTTTGATCCGTACGTTTTATTTGCCGTGAGGCAGATAACTCGTGCGTTCAAGAAGGTTAGACTGCCTTGCACCCCCTTACGGGAGCGCAGAGCGATCGAAGCCTATAAGAGCGTAGAGGCTACTCTTAGACAAAACTATGTCTCCTTAAACAGGGAAGATAATATGCTTGACTCTGTCTCGCAAATTATCTGGAAGACGGTATTTCCGGAATTACTTCCGGACGATCTCGTCTGCCGACATGGTCCTGGTGCCACTGCAGAGCGTAAACGATCTAATGAACGTTTCGCTATATCTACGTGGTACGAAAGGTCAGAGTTTAGTTTTCCCAGTGATATTCATTGCATCCCGAATTTCGGGCACTACGATGAGCTTCATAAGGTTAACTACTTAGGTGTCTCGGAAGAGCTGCCCGTCAGGGTAGTTTTTGTTCCAAAAACACTTAAGGCCCCTCGTGTTATTGCTATTGAGCCTTCGAATGTTCAATACACTCAACAGGCCGTTATGCGATACATGACGAGATGCATAGAGAGTCATCCGCTTACTAGAAGATCTGTTCTTTTTTCAGATCAAACAGTTAATCAGCGGGCGGCTCTTTCCGCATCGATCACGAAGAGATACGCTACGTTGGATCTTTCTGAGGCTTCCGACCGAGTTTCCTTGGTCCTAGTCCAGAGAATTTTTCGTGGTAGTGGAATTCTCCAGTATTTAGAGGATTCCCGATCTCTTAGTGCTACGCTTCCCAACGGAGATAATATTATATTATCTAAGTTTGCCTCTATGGGTTCAGCGACTTGCTTCCCGGTCGAGGCTTGCGTGTTTTATACGTTGATTATTAGCAGCGTACTGAAACACTTAGGAAAGCGACCATCTTCGCTCAATATCGCGCGATTATCGCGCGATATTAAGGTGTATGGTGACGATATTATCGTCCCACGCACCTGGCTCCAACCCGTTATCTTGTCACTTGAGTCTTATGGACTTAAGGTGAACCGCACAAAGACTTTTTCGAATTCACACTTTCGAGAGTCCTGTGGTGGGGATTACTATAATGGCGTAGATGTAAAACCTACGTACATACGGGTTCCCATTCCGGAAGATAACAACTGGGCCGCTAACGAGCTTAGCAGTCTTTGTTCAACGTCCAACCAGTTCTATATGAACGGGCTATGGCGAACAACAAAACTGCTTCGTGATTGGATGAAGTCTTATCCAATCAGGACTCTAAGCGGAGAGGAAGTTGATATTACGTATAAAAGCGTAATACCACAGTTCCCGATGGATCGTTGGGATCGAGACTTACAGCAGCCCAGCTGCCGGATACTGTCCGTCAAGCTGAAGCTAAAGTCAGATTCGATCCTTCACAACCTGTCGGCCTGCCTTATCAAGGCGCTGCCTAACATCGGTTTACCCGATGTAAAGCTTAACCTTGCATCCAGTGGAAGGTCCGGCTCCCTTGTGTTCAAGAGCCGGTGGATGCCTATGACAAAGGCATTAATTGAGTAGGTAACCAACCCTACCAATTTGGCGGAGATGGTATCTCAAAAGGTCTTTTAGATCTTGGAGATGCACTGCTGTGCATCTCCGCCG